CAGCGCGTCGCGGATCGCGTACTTGCGCTGTAGCCGCAGGTCTTCTCCGAGCATGCGCTTGTCGATGTACAGGTTGGCGAGGTCCGTCACCGTGTCCCACCTTGCCGTGTCCGGGATGTCGGCGTAGGAGTACCGCCCGGCCGCGATGTCGCGCGCGAAGTTCTTTTCGAGCGCCGTCGCGCCCCACCTGCGCTCCGCCTTGGAGATCAGCTTATCGGTCTGGTATTCCGCCTCGGCCCGCTGCCGCATCTCCTTGGTCGTCCGGTAGTCCGTCACGCCCATGTCGATCTTGACGCCGATCTTGTCGAGCGCCGGTGTCGCGCGGAAGCTGTCCTTTGCCACGCCCTCGGCCGCCACGGTCGTTGCCCTTGCCGGGGCCTCTCCGTTCCGGTATGCTGCGGCGTCCGCGTCCGCTCTGGCCTTCTTTGCCGCGTTCAGACGGTTCGCTGCCTCCTGCGGTGTGTACATGCCCTGCTTTGCCGCAAAGTCCGTCTCCACGGCGCGCCAGCCGCCGTTCTTGCGCGGCTCCACGCGCCAGCGCTTCCCGGTCACGGCCTCCAGCAGCTCCACGGCCTGCTTGG